TGATCGCTTCAGCGCCGTTGGCAGCTGTACGAACCGTGTAACCGACATCCTCGAGTGCTTCGGCGATGTTCTCACGAATCCCCTCCTCGTCGTCGACGACGAGAACAATATCGTCGGGATCGAGTCCATTGCCTCCTGTCTCGGTCATCTCGCGCCTTTCTTATACGCACGAAGCTCTTTGTGGAGTGCGGTCACCTCACGCTCGAGTTGCGCGATACGCCGCTCACGCTCATCGACCGTGTCTTCCAGTTGCCGCACGCGATTGGTCGACTCGACAGCGCTCTTGGCGCCCAGATCGAAGATGCGGCGGTAGCTCTCAGCGACGAAGTGCTCGAGTTCTTGGTCCCATTTGTCATCCTCCTGCACGAGGATGTTCTTGGCGACGAGCAGGCTCCGGAATGCGGCTACCTCCATCGAGACAGGGCCCTCACCAGTCCGGCGTCCAACGGGGCGCGTAGGCTCTTTTGAGTTCTTATGGCGGGGCACGAAGGATTCTCCGCTTGGAGAGCGCCTTTTCGATGTCACGTGTGCGGCTATTGATGTTGTCGATCCGCTCAGTGCTCCCGCGCGAGCCTGCACGCACCTCATTTGTTAGCTCATGAACCGCCTGCACCATGTCACTCTGCCACTTCTTCTCTTTGGCAGCGGGTGAGTTCGGCTCATCGCTGTCCGCGTCGCGCTTGAGCTTGGCGACGTCATCGGCGATTGAATCGAAGTGCGCGTACTGGACCCCGAACGCGAAAGCGTACCCAGGAATCGCGATGAGTGCGGCCCAGACGATCCATCCGACACGCTTCTTGAGTGGCTTGAGCAACGCCCACTCGCGTGCCGACTCTGCGATGGTGTCGAGCGTTGTGCCGACATCGCTGAGCCGCTCACCTTGTAGCGTCTGGGTCGCCATGATCTTCTGGAGCGTTTCGTTCTGACGTTGCTGGTCGACTTCGAGGCTCGAGACCTTGCGCTCGAGCTGCGTGACCTTGGTCGACACCGTCTCCTCGAGAACGGTCACCTTGCGAAGCAGGCGCCCGATGTCGAAAGCAGAGTCGCGGCGTTCCTCAGCCATCACTCCTAGTTGAGCGACGAGTCTCCGTTCGTCGCCTCGGTGGTGCTCTCAGTAGTAGGCGGCGTCGCCGTCGCTGGGATTGTGGCGCTCGCCGCCTGCCGCGCCTTGATGAGCGCGTAGTAGGCGTAGAGCACGGCGGTGATGCCGATCGAGCCAGCGAGCGCACCCGTAGCGACCTTCCAGCCCCTCACGCCAGCGATCCAAAGGCCTGGCGCGATCATCAACGAGCGTATCGCGGTTGCGACCGCGACCCTGCGCCACGCCCCTTCTTGTCCCTCGATAGCGGCGAGTATCGCGTACGTGCTTGGCGGCGCTCCACGTTGAGCTTCCATTGGTTTTTCCCTTCCCACGCTTGGAAAATCCTACCACACGGAAGAGCGCCTAGTCAGCCGCGAACTCCTCTTCGAGTAGAACGGACACCCGAGCGCTCATTTCATTGCTGAGCAAACGCGTGACGTTATTGATCGCCTGCTGGGCCTCAACGAGACGGGCCCCGATCGCGGCGCGGGCGACGTCGTCACCGAGCGCCTGCGCGATCAGCAGACGTGCAGCCTGCGCGCGCGAGAGCTTCACACCGCGTTTTCGTTGCTCTTTGACGAATCGGTCGAGCGACTCGATGAGGGCGTCGTTGACACGGAAGTTGATGAAGTTCTTCTGGTCGACCATCGCGCACGTGAGCGTAGCACGGGTGAGCACTCACGCGGCTACCCTGAGGGTCCAGGAGGTAAAAGCGGAGGCATACGCCCACTCGCGTAGGCCTCGGGCAAGGCCTTGGTCGCCCATTGTCCAAAGGTCGCGCCTCCTGGCAAGACGATGTGCGCCAGAAACTCTTCCTCAAAGGTAGCGATACCTGCCTCGACGACCTCGAGCTTGGCTTTGATGGCGAGCGCGAGACAGCGCCAACGTCGCCGGCACTCGGCCTCGTAGGCCTTGGTCTGCTGCTCGAGAGAGATCTTCTTCCACGTGTGCCGCGGGTGCCGCGCGAAGTCCTCCTGCTGCGGCAGAGGCAACTCGAACCGCACGAGCCGGTCCTTACATCGAAAGCCGATGACCGCGCGCCCGTGCTCCCAGCCGGAGATGAACTGCTCGGCGCCGTAGCGAACGACGATGCGCTCGATCTCAGCGCGCGAGCGCTCGACAGGAACGACGGTACCTTCCGCGAAACGTGCCATCAGTACTTCTCGTGCGTGTCTTTGCTCGCCTGCGACGCTGGGTTGAGCGTCTTGGTGACGAGATCGAAGCCCGGATCGTTCGGGTTGATGACGCCCTTGCAGCGGTCACAGCGCCAGCGCGCGACGTCGCGGGTCATCGTCGTATTGATATGGCAGAGCGGACAGACGACCATCGGCATGCCAACACGTAGCGACGGGATGAAGTCGTGGAGCGTGAGGTTGACGAGCGGCAGCAGCGCTTCCGGTGCTTCGAGTGCCCCGGGATCAGCACCGTTCGACGACATCTGGAGGCGTTCGAGCTCGTGGTTCAAGTACCACGCGGCCTTGCGTAGGTCCTCAAGCGCAGACGCGCCAGGCTTCTTGCCAGCACGGCAGATGTACTTGACGGCGTTGCCGAGGCTGAAGTTGAGACCCCACGCCTCGATGACCTTGATCGCCTCGTACACGTCGTCCTTGCCGCCGTAGTGCGGAGGGTGATCGACTTTCTCTGTCATGTGCGCTCCTATCCTCGAAGGCCGAGCTGATTGAGCTTGGCGATGAACTCGTCGTACTCACGCTTGGTCGGAAACACGTCCTCGTTGACGAACAACGTCGCGACGTTGATGGCTTGCTTGAATGCTTCCTGCTCGTCGCGACTGAACGTGACCGCGCCGAGACGGTAGTCTGCGAACGCTGCCGCCGTGATCGGCAGCCACGCCTCGAAGATCTGGTAGATGGCGTTCGCGTACAGTCTGATCTCGTACTGCGCGTGCGAGTCCATCCTGAGCGAGAGAAAGTGCATCAGGTTGTGCGCGTCGATCTTCCAGTACGCTTCGGTGTAGGTCGAGAGCGGCAGGTCCTTGCGCGCTTGCTCACGGGCCACACCGAACTTCAGGCGCTCCTCGTACATGGCGCGCGCCTCGTGGTGAAATGCGTCCTCGGCTTCACTCAGCCACGAGCCTGCGTTCGCCTTGAATGGATCGTGCGGCGAATGTGAGGTCTCCTTGGGCCACGCGATCTTCCCATCACCGGAGCCTTGCTTGTTGGTCGTCGACTGCGCGCGCCACCCATGAGGCTGCGTCTTCGCCATGGAGTCGATCGCCTCCGAGTAGCGCGTCGAGTTGTGGGAAAGGAACCCCTCCGCGATGAGAGTCTTTCGATCCGTCCCGATCGCGATAACGGGCTGCACACCGACGTCTCGAACGTCAAGGACCTGACTGGGATACGCAGTGACACGACCAGCGCCCATCCAAACCGATAGGCACTTATCGAGCAGTCGCACAGGCCTGACCGTCGCGAGAAGCCGAAGCGCGTCGTACTTCCGCGAGACGCTGACGGTCATCGTCCGGTTGTGACGGCTCATCTGTGGAAAGCTGATGAACGGGATGGCGTACTCGCTGAGCAGGCTCTTGGCCTTGTCCAGCACCGCGCCTTCGTTCTGGGCGAATCCGACGTGAAACGAGCGATCGCCATCGTGCGAGAACCAACCCTCACCGTCGAAGATCCCAGCAAGCCAGCCTGCGTCATAGTCGTGACGGCCTTCCCATGGCCTCACCATGAACGCGACCTCCCATCCTGGCCTAAGCTCGTCCGTGCGAGTCCAACGGTATGGCTCGCGTGCTTGACGCCGCGCCACCCAGAGGTGCCCGTCGCTCGCGGTGACAGCACCGTGCTTCATGACAACCTGCTTGGACTCGAGTTCGAGGCGCTTGGTAGCTGTCACCGCGGTGGCGCCAAACCGATTGCGGCGCAGCCTGAGCGGCTCCTCGTTGAAGCCGACAAGCAGATCACCGACCTGGCACGACTCGACTGGCGTCCAAGTGAGGTCTGCGCACAGAACGCGCGTGCCCGGCGCTAGGCAGTACTCGTTGACGCTCGCTGTGCGATGACGAATCCACTGGCGCCACGTGTCCATCGGCACGCGCACGTGAAGCGTGAGCTCGCACATCTCGAAGGGCGTCGTGTGGCGGTGCCGCATGAGGTACCGGAGGAGCGTCTTGCGGTCGCTCACCGCGCGCGTTCCTTCACCGTAGGAGACGCGCGCTGCGCGCTCGATGGAGGCGTCGCTACCCATGTAGTCGACGGCGACGATGAACCCGTCGTCGAGCACCTTGAAGCGCTCACCGAGCAGGGTGTCGAGCCCTTCAGAACGTGCGCGGTTCATTGGTCACCTCCGTCACGAACGGCTTAGTCCGTTCTGCAAACTCGATCCTCGTCCAGATGACGTGGCTGCCGGTTGGCAGTTGCTCGACGACCTGATGCATCACGCCGAGACCGCGCCACGGGTGCGCCCAGATGAGGTCGTGGACGTGCGTCCAGACGTCGTGGCGTTCGTAGATGTTGTTCGACTGGTAGATGAAGTACGCGACGTTGCCACGAAGCGCGAGCGCGTGGCAGCCAGCGTCTTGCGCCAGCTTGATGAGCCACGCGCGCTCACGTTCACGGAAAAAGCGCGTGAGGCGCCGTCCGGCAAACCACGCGAAGACGAGCACCGCGACGACGACCGCCACGATCTTCACGCTGCCTCCTTCCAGTTCTGCGCAATGGCCGCAGCGGCCGGGAACGGCATCTCGATACCGCCACGCACGAGCGAGAACTCGCACGAGAGCGTCTTTTCGATGAGGTCTGCGACGGGTTTGGCCAAGTGCTCGGCGCACTCGAAGTAGACCGCATCGTGCACCTGCGCGATGAGCTCAGCGCTCGGATCGATCGTGCGAATCTTCTCGTCCAGGATCTCGAGACGTGAGTCGATGATGTCGGCACCGCCCGACTGAATCGGGTAGTTGTAGACGACCGACTGCGAGACGTCGCCGAGGGGGAACACACGACGGCGGCCAATGATCGGCGAACGCACCTCGCGCGTCGTGCACGCGGTCTTGTAGGCGTTGTCGCGCCAGATGGGGATACCTGCGAACTCGGTGAAAATGATGTTCTTGGTCCGCTCGATAAGCTGGAGCGTGACTGGAGGCCCTTCGTAGCCGCCGGCGTAGATGGAGGCGAGCACGGTCGGGGCGCCGGCGCCGTAGTTGAGGCCGTAGATGACACGCTTGGCGATGTCGCGAAGGGCTTTACGTGTACACGTCTCGCACTTGCACTTGATCTTCTTGTCAGAGAGATGCGCCTCGGATTTGAGGCTCAGACGTGTGAAGCCCTCGCCGAAGACCTTGGAGGCGACGTACGAGTGCGGGTCACAGTCGGGCTCGAGCTTGCGGTCCTCGTCGGCCTCGATACAGAGCTTGATGAGCTTCTGGTCGTTGCAGAGCGCTGCGAGGATACGCAGTTCCAGTTGGCTATAGTCCGCGCCAACGATGCGGCGCCCCCTTGGCGCGACGACGCACGCGCGAATCCACTTGGGCCAGTTCTGGAAGTTGGGACTCGAGGACCATCGCCCAGTAACGGTGCCGTGCACCTTCCAGTTCGGATGGATGCGACCGTCGGGCCCGGGCTTGAGGTCTTCGCCGAGCACGAAGGTGCCAAGCACCTTGTCACTCTCGCGGTACTTGAGAAGGTGCTGGACGAACGGATGCTCGCTGAGCTTCGCGAGGTCCTCTTTGCTCGTCGACGGACTCCCCGACTCTGTCTTACCTGGCGGAACGAGACGCAAGGGACCGTTATCCGCGAAGAGCACGTGGCACAGCTGCGGATACGAGTCTGGGTTGAACGCCGGATCGTTGATGATGCGCTGCATGTGGTAGAGCGCCTCGTTCGCCTTGTGCCTGCTCTCGACGCCGATCGCGTTGAGAGCGTCCATATCGATGGGCATTCCGACCCACGACGCGCGCACCGCCATGCGCTGCTTGACCATGTCGATCTCGTAGGCGAGGTCGCAGCCTTCTTGGACGAGCAGTGAGCCAGGCCGCGCGCGGCCATTGTCGGCGCCCTGCGACTCGCGGACGGCGTCGGTGTTGTAGACGTCGCGCGCGTTATAGAGAGCGAGCTCCTCGAAGCTCTCGTGGACCTCAGCACCCTTGACCTTGCGCGCTGGCTTCCAGGCCTCGCTGTCGGTGTACGCGAACGCCTGATGCGCGAGGTTCAGGTCCTCATCCGGATAGAGCGCGTGGTGCGCCGTCTGGACGTCGTCGACGTAGCCCTTGGTGTCGATCGCCCACAAGCGCCTGATGACGGTGTAGTCGTAGATCCCGTTCATCATCGTCTTGCGGCGCGCCGGATTCTCGAGAAAGCGCTTGAGAGCAGCGATGAGCAGCGGCCCAGCCTCGCGCGTGTCGACGACGAGCATGTGACCCTTGGCGACCGCGCCGATGCCGATGCACTTGATCTTGGAGACGGCCCACGAGTTGGTCGCGTCTAGCTGGACCTCTTTACGCTCACCCGTCTTGTCATCGACCTCGAAACCCCAGGCCTCGGTCTCGATGTCGACCGCGTAGTTCAGATCGTGCTTGGTGTAGTCGTCGATGACGGCTGGATCGGTCGTCACCTCGTGGCGCACGTCCCACTTGAGGTTCTGCGAGAGCAGTCGCCGCGCCTTGGCGAAGTGCTTGAGGACGGGTTCAACGGCGAACTGGCCCGCCATCACGCGTCGGCCCTCTGGCGGCGGACGCAGAAGAAACGCCGGATGGTAGGTGGGGATGATGAACGCGACGCCGAACTCGTCGAAATGACTCGCGAGCTTCTCCGCGCGCAAGACGCCGCCCGCGATGTCCGAGATGTTGAAGTCGTGGACGAACTCTTTGTGCTCGTGCTCGGTCGTCTTGAGGCCTTTACAGATGGGACATTTGATGAACTTGGGCGCTTGCTTGGCGAGCGAGGCATTGCACTCTGGGCAGTAGCCAGGACGCGCCGCGAGCAGGCCCGCCGTGTCCGCGTTCGTGAGATCGGTCCCTCTGCCGCGCAGGTACCACGTGCACTTCTGACCCGTGTCCTTGCGCTTACTCGTGCACTGAACAGCGAAGATGCGCCGAGCGCTGTTACACGTACACTCGAGCGGAACGCGCTTCTTTTTGATCTCCTCGTAGCCGGTGACGCTGATGAGTGCCGCGGCGCCGAGCGCGACGATGACACGCGGCCTGACGAGCGAGATCTCCTTCTCGAGACGCGGCAGGCACGAGTAGATCGCGTGCGGGAAGTCCTCGTTGAGCGACTTCTGCTTCGAGCGCGGCATGCACAGGGTCGCGTTCGTGATGTAGCACTCGTCGCGGTTCAGACCGACGGAGCTTTCGTCGCAGAGCGCACGAAGGAGCTGTCCCGCGCGACCGACGAATGGCTCCTTCTGCGCGACCTCTTGGGCGCCAGCGCCTTCGCCGATGAACATCAGGCCGTTGAACTTCTTCGGGCGGTAGGCCGGCGCCCACGCGCCGCGATCGCACTGGTCCTTGAGCTCGCAGCGCGCGCAGTCGGCGAACTCAGGGCCGATCACCGGTAGCTTGGTCAGGTCATGCCCGATGTTCGATTCAGTTTTTGCCATCCCGGGCTCGGGCTCAGCCATCGTCGCAGTCGCGCTCATGTGCGTTCTCCTTCTTGCTCTGCTGCGCGCGCTTGCACGCAAGACAGCGTCGTCTCTTCGGCGGTTGGCCCCGCAATCGAGACACCCGATGGCCACAATCAAGCGCGACCGAAGCACCCGTCTCCGAGACCACTAGGCGCAGTGGTGCTGCGCGCGCGTCACCGCGGTCCGTATCCTTACACTGGTACGGGTAGCGCTTCATCGACGTAGTTCCCGGTAGAGAAGTCCGAATGCAAGTGCAGCCACCGCCGGAACGACCGCGTTGCCGAGTGCTCGCAGTCGGTCCAACCGATCGGAAACCCCATCATCATCTCGACGAACTGCGGGTTGAGCACGAGGCTCGACTTCGAGGAGACGGCGCCATCCGTCGACGTCGTGAGGCCCTGGTGGGAAGGCAAAGCTCCACGCGCCGCGAGCGTCATCAGGCTCGGTGTATTCGCACTCGGTCTCTCGAACTCGCCGCCCTTGCCGTTGATCCCGTTCTGACTCGAGCCGTACACCGTCGCGCTCGGTGTTGGGAACAGCATCGCCTGCGTTCGCAGGTTCATACCGCCCTCGCGATGTGGCGACGTCCCCGGACCGCTCGTGCCATCCTGCATCGTCGGCGTTGGAAACAGGAGCGCTGTGTGCTGTAGATGCCGGCCATGGCCCCGACCGTCGACCACCGACGGAACCTGCGAGCGTGTCCTGTTCGCGTTCTCGCTCGCTGTCGGCGTCGGCCACGTCGATACGTCCATTGACAAGCGTCGCTGCTGCCCCGGTGCCGGCTGTGCGTGAACGCCGTTGCCCTCCGATGTCGGCGTCGGCCACTTGACCGCGACCTCGTTGAGCGGTCGCGCGTTCCTGTCGTGTAGATTGCTCTTGCCCGATCGAAAGTCTCTCGACGTCGCTGTCGGCCACTTTCGAATCGCGTCGGTGAGCGTCGTCCCCGTGTGCCGCTCCGGCGTCCACGTCGCCGTTCGGTTGCCTGACGAGTGTGCATCCTTCGCCGTCGAAGTCGGCCAGGTTGAGCGCGAGAAAGAAGAGGCGCTCTCGCTTGTGTGGCGCGCCAACGTCCTCAGCGCGGAGCAGGATTGCCGCAACCAGGAAACCCAAGTCTTGAAGGTCTCGTGCGACGACGTCAAAACCCTTAGATAGATGGGGTGGAACGTTCTCGCAGAAGACGAGAGAGGGCTCGCACTCAGAAACCACGCGCGCGACGTGCGGCCACAGATGCCGCTCATCAGATTCGCCTCGACCTCGTCCGGCGACGGAAAAGGGCTGACAGGGATAGCCCGCAGTGACGATATCCACGACTCCACGCCACGGGCGTGCGTCGAAGGATCTGAGGTCGTCCCAGATAGGAGCCTCGTCCAACGAGCCGTCTTGCATACGCGCGACCAGCGTCGCGGCTGCAAAGGTTTCCCTCTCCACGTAGCAGACGGTCCGATAGGACTCGCCGAGCGCGAGCCGGAGGGCGAGATCGAATCCGCCGATGCCGGCGCATAGAGAAAGGCCATTCACGCCACCGCCCTCGCTTCACGAAGCGCGCGCTCGATGACATGCGGGTTGGCGATGCGAATCGCGCCGCGAGCAGGCATCGCCATGGGCATGACGGCGGGAAGCATCTGAAGGACGATGAGCCCTGCGCCCGTCTGCGCCTTGAGACGTGTGAAGCCGGCGCGCACGTAGCATCGCCCCGGGTCACGCTTGTGGCGGACCTGCGAGGCGTCTACGAAGGTCACCATGCCTTGCGGCGGCGGCTCACCGTAGTGCGCGCGTGTCGCTGCTACAGCAGCGCGGATGAGATCGCTAGAGAGGATCTCCGACTCGTTTCGAAACGCGGAGCAAATCCACGCGCCGGGCCACGCGTGCTTGACGAACGAGGCGTACGGCCATGTCGTCACCCAGAAGGCGTCGATCTCATCCGCACCGCTCTTGAAGACGACACACGAGGCCGCGTTGACGAACTGCGTACTGCCGGGCTTCTGGCGGTTGTAGTGCCTGTCGGCGAGCGGCCTCACCTCCGGATCGGCGCGGTGCGAGTAGACCCAAGGCATCACGTGATGCCCTCGATCTCGGCGACGGCGGCGATCGCCGCGTCCGCCGCCTCGTGCCACTCCTCGCTCGGATGCGGATCGAGGTTGCACTGCCCGGGCACGTACGCGTCCCACACGCGGCGCTGAATGCTCTTGGGCACCATGCGCCAGTGCCGAAAGCACATCAGCATCTCTGGCGGACAGGAGCACTTACAGCCCTTGGCGTGGCAGGTGTGTGTCATCGCCTGCTCACCTTCGAGTCCTGCGCCGCGTGGAAGAACTCTTCGTCCGCGCACAGCCGCTCTTCGAGCTCGTGAATCGATTCGGGCTTGAGGTGGAGCTTGCGGCAAGCGGCCTTGTAGAAGTCACCCCATGCGTGCGTGTGGACCGTCGTTGTGGGTCCGTAGTACGCGATGATCGCCGCCGCGTGCACGACGTGCATGTTGTAGTGCTGCGGGTAGTGGTCCCAGTTGTTCAGATACACGTCCATGCGCTCACGCAGGACGTCGTCTGAAACGAAATCGATGAACGAGGTCGGACGCTCGACAGCAGCGTGCAAAATAGCCGCGCGCAAGCACCGTGCGAACATCTTCGACGCGTCGTGGCGCACGGCGGTGTCGCAGCCGCGCACGGCGGAGATGAGCACTCCTTGGTGACGAAGTGGAAGCATCATCACCCAGTCTTGAAGCACCGAGATCCCCTGTTTGACTCGCTGCCCCATCACAGCCTCGCGACGTCGCAGTACTTGGGCGCGACGCACCATCCGCATCCGGTGAACACATCGGCGAAGAGCGCAGGACGCGGGCCCCAGTAGGCGAGCGCCGACGCGAAACGCGCGTTGTGCTTGGCCTTGCGCACGCACTTGAGCACAGGGTCGTACTCGAGAAAGGACAAGCGCCCTTCCCAGAAAAGGATCGCGGTCGCAGGGTCCTTGCCGACGACGTCTCTGTGCCACCAGCCCTCGCTCGTCATGACGGGCAAGAGGAGCACGCACTCGTCGGCCTCCTTGGCCTTGCAGCTCCACGCCGACACGCGCGAGTAGGGGCCATTGCAGAAGACGAGACCAAAACCTGCCCACGGTGACTCGAAGCGGTCGCCCTCCTCTACCGACGGGTCGCCCACGACCTTGATGACGCCGTCGCGATCGATCTTCGACCACTCTGGGCGCACGGTCTCGAAGTTCGTGCGCGTCATGAAGTACCGCTCTGCGACCACTTGCGAGTACCAGTTGGTCGCCGGGTCGAGACCGACGCCGCCCATCTCGCCAAAAGCCTCGGCGATGATGTGCGGCGTCAGAAAATCGTCTGCTGCGCTCATTACGCTGCGCGTCCTTGCTCTTCAGTCACCGGTTTCGTGGGCTCGGTCACCTCGTGCTGCTCCTCGCGCAGACGCTCATCACGGATGTGCGTGAGGAGCTCGCGCGCGATGTCTTCACCGTTCTCGTGCGCCATGTCTTCGATCTCGTCGTCGGTGGTGATTGCCGTCGGCCAAGCGTCCCACCACCTGTTGTCTTTCATGTCGGGCATGGTCCCCTCCACTACTACGTCGGCATGACGATCCGCGATTCGGCGCCAGCCTTGGCCTGCGCGAACCGGTACTGGAATCCGAAGATCTTGAGAACGGCGCGTGCGGTCATGCCGTCCGAGATGAGCGCGAGCAGGCTCGCCGCGCGAAGTGCCGCGTCCGCCTGCGACTCGGGCGGCAAGGAGAAAACGTCCTGTATGAGCTTGTGGCCCATCAGGCCGATAGCGACTGGATGGTTTGGGCTCGTAAGCTCGAGCGCCCAGCGCGGGTGCGTGAGGCGCTGCTTGAGGTCGAAGGCCGTCGGATACATCTGCTCTTCAAGTTGCGCCTGCTCGTGCACCATAATGTCGAGCAGGCGATCCATGTCCGCAGCGGCGATGGGACGACCAGCGAACATACTGATCCGGTCGCCCATCACACGGGCCATGTCGACTTCCACAGCCTCGCCCCCGGACGGCTCCGGGGGCGTTCCGTTGTCCTTCGCGGTCATCGCTACCCCGCCGCGGGCTGCCGGCGATCGCGACGAAGCGGACCCGTGTCCGGACCTGCGCCTACGACCTCAGCGGGCGGCTGCGCACCACCGTTCGCGGCCTGCGTCGCTGCCGCAGCACCCTGCTGCGCCTGCGACTGAGCGTCCGCCGTCGCGCGATAGTTGTTCCAGTTGTTGCGCGCCTTGCCGTTGGTGTCCGTCTCCTCGCTCGCGTCCGCGATGAAGCGGCGCCCGATGAGATCGTCGGTGTCGAAGGACAGATCGAAGATGGGCTTGCCCTCTTCGGTCTTGCGACCCGCGTCGACCGCTTCGTAGTCGACGAGCGCCGCGTCGAGCAACTCGCGGAAGCGCCACGCCGCCTTGTCCGTGATCGCGAAGAAGTGCGTGATCGCCTTCTCGTCGTAGGGGCCGCCGACGACCTTGCACTTGATGATGTACTGCTTGGTGCCGGTCTTGGCAGCACCCTCCTTGAAGTTGACGATCTCCTGCTCGTAGCTGCCCTTGGGGAGGACTGTGAAGCCCTCGCTCTCGCCCATTGAGAATCCGACTCTTGCCATGATGAATCTCCTTACTTGGTCACTACCCCGGACGTCGCCACCGCGGCGGCGCCGTTGCTCTCCGCGGTCGGCTGCGGCTGCGCCGTCAGAAACGGCTTGGCGTCAGCGAACCGGAAGTTCTTGATCGACGGCGGCATGCCGCGGAAGCGCGAACGTGCCGGGATCGATTTGCGCGTCGAGAACCACGTCTCGTACTGCGGTGGGCGGCCCTCGCGGACTTCGCAGTACGCGAAAACGTCACAGGCACTCGGGAGCTTGTAGCTCATCTGCCCCTGAAGGAGCGGCCCGCCGTCGATGATCTCGCCATCCTTGTTGCGCTGGATCTTGGCGAGCGACGTGAAGACGGTGTGCACGTCGAGCGCGCGCAGACGCGAATGCACCGAGCGCAGGTGCGACGAGAGATGCCCCCAGCGCAGCTGGTCCATGTTGAAGCGGTTGTGCGAGGTCAGTTCCTCGATGATGAGGTCGGTGTAGTGGCTGACCGACTCGATCACGATCGTGTCGAACGGGAACGCGTTCGGGTCGCGCGCGTACTCGTCCTCGATCGCTTTGAGGATCGCGTCCATGTCCTGCCGCGTCGAGATCTCCTTGTAGGGGAAGTCGCCGCCCATGAGCGTCGTCATCGAGCCCTCGTTGCGCGGCACGATGAAGAGCGGACGCGGGAATGAGCTTGCGACGGTAGTCTTTCCGCTACCGGTGTCACCGAGCAGGAACCAATGGGTCCACGGCTGGATGATGTGTTTGGAGTTCTGAAGCAGACTGAGGAGCGTAGACATTCGTGTTCCTTTCGAGCGCCCGTTCGTCGGCGCGCTCAACCTTCAGACGGATCGCAAACCGGCTCTTGCGCGTCGCGGTAGTCGTAGCCGGTAGGCAGCGGCCCGTGCTTCACGTCCTCAAGCGACCACTCTGGACGGTTGTGGCAGAGGTCGTAGAAGTCGCAGGTCGTATAGCCGCGCGCGAAGCCGGCGCAGTTGCCAAGCGCACGAGGCCAACCCTCGAGCGCGTACTCGTTCCGGATGCGAATCCAGCGCCGGATCGATTCCTCGAACGACGCGAGGTGCAGATCACTGGGGCAGCACTCGATGCGCTCGAACCTAGGCTCTTTGGCCTTGGTCCCGATGTTGACGAGCACGCCCTTGAAGGGCGGGTACTTCGACAGATCGACGCAGTGACGCAGAAGCCAGATCTGTCCGAGAATCTGAAGGTCCATCTGGTAGTTCGAAACGAGGTCCTCGGTGATGGCCTTCGCCGACTTGTGCTCGACGATCCACATGCCGCCGCGGCTGACGTCCTCAACGATGAGATCAAGACGCGCCGAGTACTCGAAGCCGTCGACAAGAAACATGACGGTCTCTTCGACCGCGAGGATGCGCCACCTGTCGGTGCGCCGGTAGAAGTTGAAGTAACCGCCCAAGAGACGCGTCACGACCTCATAGGTCTTCTCGTAGCCGGGCTCGGTCATGAACGGCTCGATGTACTCGAAGGCCTGCTTCTCGGCGTCAGCGGAGCCACCCCAGAAGAAGTCAGGACCGTCCCAAGTACTCTTGTCGAAGGTCGAGCGCCCCTCTTGCCACTCCTTGATGCGCTTGTAGTAGACCTCAAGCGGCGCGTGCCAGATGATGCCCGTGTCGAGCGCTTCACGCCGACGCGCAGGCTTGACGCGCGCCTCGTAGTAGTGGGCGTGCTCGCGTGGGCAGCGCAGAAGGCTCTTATAGAAGGTCGAGCCGATAGGCGAAGGCGCATCGGTCATGGGCGCGACCTCGCTAGGAGGCCGGCGCTCAGGCGCGTAGCGGTCTGACGACGCGCGCGAGTGATCGATGACTGAAAGCTGAAGACGCGCCATGGCTATTTGCTCGGTCGCCTTTGGATCACTCGCGGGCCTTCGCGATCGAGACGCTCGACCCAGGCGCAAGCAACCGCAGCGACCTGAATCAGTTCATCGCGCACGTTCTTACCGTGGACGTCGTTGCTCAAGCGTTCGCGCTCGAGAAGAGCACGTGCGACTTCGCCGACCTCTTCGACGAGCACCGCGAGGCACCCAGCGTCGGTCATGGCGTCGTCAGAGGCGCCGTTGTCAAAGCGACCTTCACGCTTGAGGCGCTCTTGTCGCTGACGTTCCTTGTGAACGTCGTCCAAGATCACTTGAAGTGCAGCCCACGCAGGCATAGTTCACCCCGTCGTCTCTCGTGAAGCGCGCCACGCCTGCACTTGTTGCCAAGCGTTTTTGATGATCTCGATGCTCGGCGTGTCGTGACCTTGCGCGCGGTCGGTAATCGCGAGCGTGACGATCTGCTCGAGTGCGTTGTCGGTCAGGTGGCGGATGATGTTCGCGTAGGCCAGCGTCGCGTCATCAGGCGTGACCATGAGCACGACAGGCTTCATAGGCACCGGAGGCTTGCGCTCGTCGACGTCAACCGAATCGTAGTACTCCTCGCAAAGCTCCTGCACTTGGCGCAGAAACATCTTGTGGCAGACCCAGATCTTCGCGTCAGGGTCCCAGCGTCGATCGCGCCCGGGGATGAGCTTCTTGAGCGCGGAGATGAACTCGGCGTCGTAAGGCGCTTCGATGTGAAGCTCCTTCTTTGCTGCGTCGACCGTGATGAGAGCGTCACCGGGCATTGGCGGCCTCCGCGATGAAGCGCTGGAGCAAGGTCGAGCGGTCACGCACGTTGCCTAGGCCACGCCGCAAGGCCTGGCGCGAGCCGATGATCGTGAGGTGCTCACGAGCACGCGTGACGGCGGTGTAGATGAGCTTGCGCTCGAGCATGTACGAGTGCTGCGGGTGCGCGATGAAGATGACGCGCCGCCACTCGCTGCCCTGCGACTTGTGAACGGTGAGCGCATAGGCGAGCTGGAGGTCAAAGGCGTCCGAGCGCGAATAGACGACCGGACGGCCGTCCTCGGTGCCGTCGTCGAAATGGACGACGAGCGCCTTCTTGGTCACGTCCCGGATCTGCCCGGTCTCGCCGTTGAAAACGCCCTTGTCGTAGTTGTTCGTCGTCTGGATGACGAGGTCGTAGAGGCCGACCGCGACCTCACCGCTGATCTTCCACTCGTCGTCACGCGGGTTGACGAGGTTCTTGCACCACGCGTTGAGACCTGCGACGCCGAGCTCCTTGGTGCGCTGCGGCGCGAGAAGCTGCGTGTCGACGCCAGAGCGCAAACCGTCGGCCATGGCCTCGCACGCGACACGACGCGCCTCAGATGCGTCATCGATGGCGTAGAAGGCGAAGTCATCAGTGGGCTCGAGATCGGGCATGTCGCCGCGTGCCATCACCGGCGCGTTGCGCAGGACCCACGAGCCTTCACCGGCGCGGAAGACCTTGGACAGATGCACCGAGGGCCAGATGCCGCTCAGGATGAGATCGCGAAGAACGGCGCCCTGGCCGACGCTCGGAAGCTGGTGCGTGTCGCCGACGAAAATGATCTGCTGACTCGAACCGCGACAGGCGAAGACCACACGCTCAGCGAGCGCCGTATCGAGCATGGAAGCCTCGTCGACGATGAGCACGTCGGCTTGGCAGCCACCTTCAGCACGCATCACATGGTGGTTGTAGCCGTCCTCACTCTTGAGCATTTTCCACCACGCGAGCTTGCCGAGCAGACGATGAAGCGTATGCGCTTCGTGGCCGACGGCTTCGACCATCCGGCGCGCGGCTTTGCCCGTCGGCGCTGCGAGGCTGATGATGCGCGGCGTACCGCGCTCGGCTGCGTGGGCCCGGATCGCGTCGATGATGGCGCGGATGACCGTGGTCTTGCCTGAGCCAGGGAAGCCCGTGATGATCATCGAGGCGCCCGTAACGGCGAGCGCGACTGCCTTCTGCTGGTCGAGTGAGAGATCAAGACCGTGCGACGTCGTACTCGGGGCGCGGTAGATCTCGGCGCCGCTGAGCTCGGCCTTGATAACAAGACCGGTGGCGAGGTTGGTCTCGTCGAAGTGCGTCGCTGCGGACTGGACGATATCTTTGCCGCCTACGTCCTTGAACATCTCGACGAAGCGATTCTTGCCTTCCCAGGCGTCGGACATAGAGATCTCGAGGACCTCCTGCGGGATACCCATCTCGCGCAGGCGTGCGACGAAGGTCGGGGTGCCTGCGTACGTGTGGCCGTCCGACTCGAACTCCTTGATGACGGCGCTGAAGAGCGCGCGCACGCGGCGTGGATCGTCGAGCGCGATCTTGTAGAGGTCACGTGCGACCGGATCGGCGCGCTTGAAGCCGACGCCGTCGATGTCCATGAGCCGGTACGGGTCCTGCTCGATCGTGAGCGGCGCGGCCTCTTTCCACTCGGCGACGGCTTTATCGGCCATCCACTCGCTCATGCCGCGGCCGATAAGCGCGCTCTTGACCTCAGCGAGCGTGGTGAAGTCGATGTCGATGAACTCGCGCGCCTTGTCGTAGGCCTCACTGTCGAAGTCACGTAGACGCAGGAGTGCGTTCTGAAAGAAGGTCTTGTCCTCGACGAGGTCCGCGATGCCGACAAGGAACTCCGTCATTGACGCGTAGCGCAGGAGGAAACGCGCGATGAGCCACGAGCGGAACTCGGCACGCGTGCGCGGCTTGAGGACGACGACGGCACGCGCCTTGATCTGCGAGCCGTAGGTCGGGTGCATACTCGCGACGCCCTTGACCTCGAACGCGAGGCCGACGAGCGGCGCGTAGTTCTGGACGCCGTCACACATCACCGTGTGGATGACGCGCTTGGCCTCATCGTCGCTCGTATCGATCTCGAGCTTGCCCCAGGTGTCCTTGAGCGCGCGTGCGAAGCGCAGGCGCCCCGTGATCGTCGTCAGCGCCTCAGCCATCGGTTTCGCTCCATGGCGCGCCGAGCGTGCGGTACTCGACCGGAACACCGTAGTCCTCCGCGATAGCGACGCCCTTGGCCATCCCGGGGCTGATACCGAGGTCGGTATAGACGCAGCTGGCAAGGGCGCACGAGAGCCATGCGAAGCCCGCTTCCATGCCGAGCTTGCGGTGCTCCTGATTGTCGTCGTCGAGCACGTACGGATAGAGGAGATGGCTCGCGAACGGGGCCTCACCCCGCTTGAGGCTGTCGAGCAGACACGCCTTGGCGTACTCGACGTTTCTTTCGCGGTCCCCGGCAAAGGGGCTTTCTATGACGACGCGCTTCATGACCTCACCTCGGACCTGCGAACTGCCTGCATGAGAAGAAGCGCGAGATCGTCCTCGTCGCACAGAATGAGCGCCGCGACGAGGGCGTCCTTGCGATCACGCGTCCACTGCAAACGCCGGAGCGCGCGCAGGATCTCGAGCATCGAACGGTCGTTCTCCGACAGCTTTACTTTGACGCTCACGGCGTGACCTCTTCACCGGTCTCCGGATCGCAGAAGTAGATGCAATCAAGACGACCTGCGATGCGAAGCATCTGCGGCGGGACCATCGAGCCGTCCATGGCTGCGTCGTAGTGACCGCGGCACATCGCCTCGCGCTCGTTCATCGTCGCCTTGTGGCAGATGAAGTGCGAATCGTGCGACTCGCACTCGTCGAGGATCTGCTCGCGGCGCTTGTCGGACACGATCTTGGCGTCCGAGAACAGGCACTCGTCACAGCGCTTGTGCGCCACTGCGAATCCGCGCTTCACGTCTCGTCCTCTTTGACGTCGACGAGCGCCGGATCGAAGAGGTATTCACGCTCAAGCATCTGCTCAAGCACCTCATCTGCGAGGTTCGCAGCGCCCTCGGCAACCAAAGCGATGGTGTCACCGCCGCCCTCCTCCTCCTCCTCATCATCGGTGCTCGACGCGAGCGCACCTGCGGCGAGGATCGCCCAGAGCAAACGGCGCTCGTTGTAAGGCATCCCGTTCATGTCGCGTCCTCTTTGCGTGCGAGGTGCGCCTCGCGCAGGATCGACATGAAGTTTCCCGCGCACGACTGACAGATGCGCGCTCGGCGGCCGTTGCGCGTAGCCGCGCACGGCGTGTCGTGGGTTTCCTTGCCGCAGTCGGCGCAGGTGAACGACTGTTTGGGTCGTGTCTTTCTCGTCACTGTGCCCTCCACTCTTCGACGAGGCGTGAGAACTTGGTCTCGAAGGACTCGAGGCCGACTGCGTCTTCGAGACCGAGCTCCTCAACGGCCTTCTGACCGTCGACGATGTTGAGCGCCGCTGAGGCCTGTTTGACCTTGGCGACGATACAGCGCGCGAGCACCACATCGATCGTAGAGACGCCCAGCACCCAAACGGACTGACAAGCGCGGCGCTGGCCGATGCGGTGGATACGCTTCTCCGCTTGCAGGATAGCGGTCGGGCGCCAGTCGAGGTCGTGCATGACGACGAAGCGTGCACGGTGCAGGGTCACGCCCTCTTTAAGCGCATCGATCGTCGCGACGAGGGCGCCGCCGTGCGCCTGGAAGTGCTCGACGGTGGTGTCGCGCATCGCGGGCGTGACCTCACCGGTCACGCGGTAAACGACCTTGTCGGTCAGGTCCTGAAGCGCGGCTTGGATGTGACCGGCGACCTCACGCTCCCAGACGAAGACGACGACGTCCTCACCTTGGTCAAGCAAGTTCGAGACATACTCGATGGTCGCCGCCAGCTTGGCGCGCGACGTGAGCTTCCGAAGCGCTGTAAGGAGCGCGATCGTGTCTTCACCGGCGCGGTGCTCAAGGACGGCATCGACGAGCACTTCGAGGTCACGACCACGCGTGAGGTCATTGTGCGCGTGCGCATCTGTGCGCTTGAGCGTGACAGTGAGCGTCTGCCGCGTGAACGGCGGCAAGTCGAGGCCGACGTCATCGACGGTACGGCGCAGATAGCCCGCGGCCTCGAGACGCGCCTGAAACTCCGCGACGTTCGTCGGCATGTCGCTGTCGACCCAGCCATGCTGTCCGCGGTAGGCGCCTGCGTAGCGACGCCTGAAGGCGATCGGCGAGCCCCACGAGTGCGCGCCGTTCAGGATGGTGAGCAGGTGCCACAGCTCGCCGACGCGGTTCTCGATCGGCGTCCCTGTGAGAAGGATGCGCATCGGGCACTGCTGCGCGACGACGCGCGAGGCCTCCGAGCGCTTGACGCGGCTGTTCTTGACGTAGTGGGCCTCGTCAAGGATCGCGACCTGTGGACGACGTGTGGATGCCGTCATCCAAAAGCGCGAGCCCCATGCAGAAACAAGACCGTAATGGCAGAACTTGTACCGCGCTTCAGCACGGAAACTCGGCGAGTTGAAGTTGAGGCTCTCTACCGAACAGAACTCTGCTGGAGAAGAGATCGCGCCGAGAGCAAGAAGCTCGCCGAGCCACGTCGCCCGTGTGAAGAGCGGCGCAAGTATCAAACAAGAACCGGTCTCGGTATCACGCAGCCAGGATTCGGCGGCGGTGATTGCAGCGCGGGTCTTTCCAAGGCCCATAGAGTCCGCGAGGAGCATTCCGCGGTGGCTCAGCGCGTGCGCTGCGGCGCGAGATTGATGCTCGAAAAGTGCGGTAGCAGGAAGCCACGATCGGCGCGTGACGTGCGCGTCCGGCAAGTATATGGACACGTCGAGATCGAAAGCCTCGAAGAGGCGCTCGACGTCCGCGAGAACAAGCGCGTTCGCCGGGATGTCCATCGCGCGTGGCGCGACACTTATCCCCGGTATATCCACAGCTTGTTCAAGACAACGCCACACCGTCTTGGTGTGTTCGTGGCCGTCAGGCCACGAGACGCGCAGCCACCCCCAAGTGGGGCGCGCAAGACGATAGGCGTTGTTCATTGAGTCACCCGGTAGAGGCACGCAGAGCCGCTACCAAGTGACCCACACCTACATCGGAGAAGTTACTCGGTCAAGAAATAGGTGACGGTGCCGTGCGATTTTTCTGACGCACCGTCGGAGCCGGCTCGGAATCCTTTGTTTCTTGCTCAGAGGTATCACGATCGTCGTCCTCTTCCGCCTCCCGCGACGCGATCTCCGCACAGAGGGCGCGATGCAGACTCTCCGCGTATGCGATGTCATACGCCGCAATCGGCAGGTGCGAGAGCAGGCCTGCGAAGACCGAATCCGGATGTTCGAAGACACCGAGGAAGAGTCGATCGAGTTTGTTTGAATCGTCGAGGTCGACGAGATGATCGACGATTGCCGCGGCGAGTTCTTCGACGGGTTTACGCGAATGAATGTCGATGAGGAACTGGCGCCACTCTGGCGTCTTGGGCACCCCAGGCAACTGCGCGATGACCGAATCGGCGAGTTGTTCCGGCGGCTGCTGCGCCATCCATGCGTTCCACTCGGCGCGCGATGCCCCCGTTTGCGGCATTCCGTTCGGCGGCACATTCGCTGACGGCTGCGCCGCCATCTGTTGCGGCACGGCTGGCTGCGGCAATGCAGGAACCGTGATCGCAGGGCTGACCTTCTTACGCGCATCGACGATGGCACCCGCCATCTGGACAACGCCGTTGAGGCCCTCTTGAATCATCGGGAACCACCACGGCTGTTCGCCATCCTGCTTGGTCTGCTCTTGGATGAACTGCGCGAACATCGAGATCATGGCGAGCTGGTTCTCGGCCATCGTCGACAGAAGCGCGGCCTGCGCCTCCGGCGACTTCTGCTTCGTGAACTCCATCACGAGCGGCATCAGCGCTGGCAGCGCAATGGCGAGGATCTTCTCGACGCCGTCGTCCTTGGGCCGCGTCATCATCGCGCTCATGAGCGCGTTCATCTGCTCGCGCTGCGCGTCCTGACTCTTGGTTTGCGTCTCGAGGATGCGTGCCTCGCGGTCACGCGAGCTCGTGATGATCGCGGTGATGATGGGTGCCGCGGCGCCGACGAGAGCGGCGATCGTCGTCACGTCGAAGGCGGGCTTGGGAGGCTCCACCGGACGTGACTGGAGCTTGATCATCTCGATCTGCGCTTTGAAGAACTCCTGCTGCGACTGGATGCGTTCCTGCTCGAGGCGTCGACGGTCTTCTTCGCGCGCGCGCTCATTGGCGACACGTTCCTTGTCGCGCTCGCGCTGCATCACGTCGAGACGCTGCTCCATCTTCTGGAGCAGCGTGTAGGCGATTTCGTCCGAGGAATGTCGTGCTGCGGGTGCTTGTGGCAAAGGCGGCGCGCCCTCTGCGCGCTGTTCGGCCTGCATGCGCTCCCAGTGCGCACGCTGATTCGGTGTGAGCCCTGCGACGAAAGAGCCAGGCGCGTTGTGACCGCCGTTAGGGCCCTTGACGCCGCCGCGACCATCGTACGCGTACGAGCTCGCGTGGTGCATCGGCGCCATCCCCGGAGGCATGTAGCCTTCGCTACCGTGCAAGGCCTCTTGCACCATCTGCGGCGGCTTGGGCGGAGCGTCGATCTCGACGAAGAACGGCGGCACCGGGAAGTCACCGAGCGGGTTCTGCGGATCGCGGATCTCGACGCGGAAGCGACCGCCGCCGCACACATCCATGATCCACTGCTCGATGTGCAGGAGCTCGGACGTCTGCATCACCACGTTCGTCGTGATCGTGGCCCACTGCCCTTTGGCGTTCTGGCGACCGACCTTGACCACGACGCTCGTGAAGCGACCTGCGGCCTCACGGATCGCGTCGATCGGAAGTTCTGCTGCTGCCGGAATGCGACCCTCAGCCATTTGTCGTCTCCTTCTCTTCGTCATGTGGTGCGCCTTGCTCAGCGTCGAACGCCGGGTTGGTGCCGCCAGTGAGCAGCTGACTCGCGATGAACATGAAAGCCATCGCGCAGAGGCCGGACTCGATGATGCGTACAGCGACGGCCGCTGACGCCGGTAGATCGAAAGCGGCGCCGAACGGGTAGTAACCCGCGAGCGCGACGCCGACCCAGAAACCCGCACACGTCCAACAGTAGACGAGCGCAGCGAGGAACGCCGATCGCCGCGCGATGAACCGTCGAATGGGCGCCGTGATCGACACGAAAGCAATGACCAAGGTCAAGCCGAGCACAAGGCCGAAGTACCTGATGACGTCACCCGCGTGCATGCTCGAACCCATTCGTCTTGCGCTGTCTGCGCGCGCGGCAACGTGGACAGAGCACGTTCTTTCGCTCCGCTGGGATCTGTTCGTCGTCGTAGAAGAAGAGGCGCGCCTTACAGGTCGGCGTCGCGCACTTGATGACGACGGCGCTTTTGCGTTTTGAGGGAGTCATCGGCGCCGGAACATGTCGCAGGTGTGAGCCGCGGCCATCTTCGAGGTGACCAGTTCCCCGTTCGACTGACCGCAGAGGCCTAGATCATCCGGCGGCGCGCCCAAGTGCGCGAGTTTCCATTCCTCTTCACGTACGAGACGCTCGAGAAAACGTTGGCGTGCGATCTCTTCACGACCACCTTGATGGTCGAAGAATCGGCACGCGCCACACACGCGCAGTTCGGCGAAGGCGTCGGCGACAGGACCGTAGCGCGTGACCTCGTCCTCGGAAGGCATCACGACAGGCGCTTCCGGGCCCTGCATGCGACGCTTACGGTTGGTGCCGTCGATCCAGGTCGTAGGCAAAACCGGAAGGATTCGCCGAGGTTCGCTGCTCACGCTGCCCTCAACCGCCGCTTGAAATCAGGGCATGCGTCCTCGGACCAGCGGAGCTCGGTGTGCAACGCGCACGCGCCGAAGTCGTCCCAGGAGCAGCGCGCGGGAACGGCCTCGTTACGCTTGAGGCCGCCCGTGTCCTTATCATACTGAGCGCCGATCAAGCACGGTGGCAGGTCCATGCGCGGGAACGCTGGGTAGAGACGCAGGATCGCTTGGCCCTCTTCCTTGTCGAAGTGGGCGCAGTCGCTGCACTTGGAGCCCGGTGCCGAAGCAACCTCGATAGCGGCAGGCTGAGGTGCAGGCTGAGGTGCATCCGCAACCACCTTGCGCCCTGATGAACGCGTCAAGAGCAGCAAGATTACAGCGGTAACGAGGATGCAGGCGATGCTTACCGCGAGTTCAAGACCCATGGAACAGGCTCCCCTTCTGTGACCTCGACCGGCGGACTGACCGGCTGTTTCTCGGGCTGTATGTACAGAGCCACCCAGAAGCGCGGCTATTCGAGCGCGGACATTCGATGGTTCTGTCGGCTCATTTGAGGCATTGGCGGGTCGAAGATCAGTAGTTATCTACACCCCGCCGCCACGCACTTGACGACAGAAGTCGGTGACGTTGCAGCCCCTTCTCATCGAAGAGACGTCCCTCTGTGGGACTAGGCCTGCCACTACTGGGCAGCTCTGTACAGATCTTCGTTCTGTGAGCACAAACGCTACATGCATCACGTATGAGCGTCAAGGTGGAAGTGATCACGACCCTGGTAGCGAGCTCGACGCGGCTTGAATACAGCCAGAGTGCATCGAGGTGCACCAGGACGTCTAGATAGTAGAGTTACAGTATCGATAGAGCATCGATGATAGCCACCAGGAAGGCTCTAGGATGGCTCAGGTTCGATGCAAGTATCGAGATAGGTCCACGTGCCGGTTATGGTAGTTGCGGCTCGTGTAGCCTAACGTCGGCAGACTGGCAGGTATACTCTCGACGCGGCGTCAAAGACTCATCTTGATTTGCGCATGTGGTCGCGGAAATGAAGCTGTGTGTTCTCGGGAGTCTGGCTACTACTTCTTGTAT